AGTAGGCATCCCATTTCAAAAAACGTCGACAGGCTCGTACCCATTTTGAAGTACGAGCCTGTCCAAAAAAAATATTAGCCTATTTAGTACAGTTAGTAAGAACAGGATTATAATGTGTTTACACTGCACCAAAATACATAGCACTAATTTTTGCTAAGCCAGCAGTTGCATTGCTTATTGTTAATACACCAGTTGAGCCATTTATCTCTGCGGATCCATTAGAGCAATTGCACAATATTGGTACATGTTCAGCATTAAAACTAGGAATCGGTAAACCACTTATAGTAGCAGTACCTGCTGTAGTAATAGTTACAACAAGTGTAACGTTTATTAAGTTACCATTTACTCTATATCCATTGTGATTTCTCCAGGCATCAATTGTGCAATTAGTTAATGTTAAGGTGTTAGCTAATATCTCAATAGGCGTATTAGGATATAACTCTGAACATGAATATATCAAAGCATCTTCATCATAGTGAAAACAGTAAATACTATTTCCTACTAATCTATCTAATGAAAATAATACCTTGTCATTGCTATCTTTAATTATTAATCCAGCATTAGAATTTTCTACTTTTACTCTGAATTCATTAATGCTTAAGTTTGAATAATACTCACTTAATTTTATAGTATATTTTATAGGATATTTAAGGGCAAAGTCAGTTATAATATTATTCTTACCATTTGTTTTTACATCGAATGTATTTGTTGAGTTAGGTAATGACCATTTATAATGTGGGATGCTTTCTCCCACTAAAATAGCACCCTTACTTATTCTTGCATTACCGGATATATAGCCATAATCGTCATTACAATATTTACCGATGATTTGTCCCATAGTTTTATCAGATAACTCAAAAAATGAGTCTCGGATAAATCTATTTTCTGAAATTAACTGTATATGTGCCCCACCAATTGTTTTAATAATTTTATCAAAATTTTCTGACATTCTTGGACTAATAATTTCACATTCACAATAATGGTCATCTCCACTAATTTCAGTAACTAAACCGTAGTTGATTTGCTCAAAACCAACGTTTTCAATTCTCCATCCATTTGTATTTTTATTTGCAACTATATGTATTCCTTTGCTATTTTGTCCTGCAGTATAATTAAAAGTTGAAAGACGTGTATTATAAATCCTTATTTCATTATTCCAACTGCTGTCAACTGTTGAAGATTTAATACATGTAGTTTTTGCTGTGATTTTGTTAATATATAAATTAATATATTGATTGTAGTCATTTGCAGAGGTATTATAAAATTGAATACCACCGCCATTTTCACAATAAATTGACCCCAAAAATATTATAGTATCAGTACATTTATGTATTTTAATAGCATATTCATCTCCACTGTAAATGATATTTCCATTACCTAGTATTTTAATTTCCGAACCAGCGATAGTAACTGGATTAGTAATAAAATAATTTCCCGTCATAAGAATTGCACCTTTGATATCTGCAATCTTATTAAGGCACGTTTGAATAGCAGAAGTATCATCCGTAACGCCATCACCCTTTGCGCCAAACATTTCGGGAGTATAATATGTAGTTTTTTCATTCACAAGTTTACTTAAAGTAGCAGTTTCTTGACGATAATTTTCAACTTGCGCATTATAATTACCAGTATTTACCCAATAATCCTCATTATTAATATCAATATTCGCAGGCACAGGCACTTTACTTGTAAAGCTATTACCCAAATATGTTACTACGCTCAACGCTTCATATTGTAAAGCCTTATTCCATTCGCCCATAAGTTTAGGTACATATCTAGCACCCACATACTGTCTGTTAATTAATCCATTCATATTAATTTTACCTCTCTTTCTAATAGCTTAATACTAAATGACCATAGTCATAGTTACCAACACCAATATTATTTTCAATGTCTAATCCTGTTGTATTGAAAGTAATGCTCTCCCAATGTCTAGGAATTGTATAAATAAAATACCCTTCGTCACTAATTGTAACGAAAATCATTGTAGCTAAATACTGAGCAATAATACTCTCAGCAAAGCCTGTGTTAAAATTGTTAATCCAATTCTGTACTTTCTGTACTTCCTGTTTTAGCTTATTAATTTCATCATTCTGCAATTTGTCAGTTTCAATTAGATTGTTGATGTATGTTACCATCTTGCAGAGAATTTCATAATAGCTTAAGCTGTCATCATACACCAAAGGTAAAACCTTGTAACACCAAACCCTAAAAAAATCATTGTCACCGTTATTCATAATTTGTGTCCTTCCTAATAAATCGTAAAGAATAAATCTTTAAGTTCATCAATAACCATCATATCAATATTTAAAAACGTTTCCCTAAACTTTAGCAACATTTCTGATTGATTACCTTCATAACCTAAAACTTTGTCAACATATGAGTCGCTTCTGTTTCCTGTTCCTGTCTCATTATCACTAGTTGTTCCGTTTAGCGTACTACTCGTGCCATCCGTACCCCTATTATGTGTGGCGTTTGTTAAATAATCGTTACTATCAAGTCCGTTAATACCGCCCTGTGGTGTATCACTGTAATAGCTCCAAGTATCGGTGCTTCCATCCGTTCTTGAGGTGCTACTATTAGTACCATTTCTGTTAGTGGTTTTGGTTTCGCTTCCGCTTCCTTCATGTGTAACACTCCTGTCCACACTAACTAACGGTTGAATTTTTAACAATTCACTCTGATAAAGTTGGTTATAATAAGGCATTATGTTTTTCATTTTATCACTTAGAAATAGCTTCCATCTTCCTACAGTTTCGCAGCATATCTCTCTTGTGTAGTAATGTCTTAAAATCTTTTTACATAGCCCAGCACGGTAATGTTCATCAAAAATAGGGAAGTCGCTAAAAATTTTGTTCCAAGACTTATCCAGTACAGATTCAATGTCATTAAACCCTGTCGACTCTGTTAAATTTGCACTTGTTTCACAAATAAATCTAACTTGTGTTGTAAATTTACTCATTGTCATCCTCCTTCCTGTCGTCATTCTGATTGAATACATCACGGAAATGACAGCTTATCTGAGTACCGAACATTCTGTTAATCTGCTCACAAGCCTGTTGCCTTGCAAATTCTCTTGAATATCTGTTAGCCATTACACCGCCTTGAAGCCTTAGCACTTCGTCCTTAATCATTCGTTCTTTTTTCTGAATACTAATGTTTGTTACACCTAGATAAGTTAGTGCTTCATTCCATATATTAACCTTTAACTCATATAGTTTATCAGCGACATATGGTGCACCAGTTGTGAACACACCAAACGAGCTGCCGTCTCCGTCCATGAAATCATTAGAAGCAAAAATAACAGGTTGATTACCATCATACTGCATATATGCGTTCTGTAGAGCTAATTGTTGTTGTTCACTGCCCTTAATCAAAATCGGTGTTCTTTGAGCTTTGCAGTTAATATCAATACTTGCGTCAAGTTCGGCTAGTCTCTTAGCGTATATTTCCATTTTATCTTTACAACACCAATGTGTCATATTATCCCATATAATAACACTGTCACTTCTTCCACATTCACGTTGATAACCATTAGAAGCGTAAGCTCGTCTATCTAGTGGGATATTGTAAACATCAAGTTGTCCACCTAGTGTACTTCTCAAGCATAGATTTCCCATGACTTCATCGTTAAAATACAACATAGCTTTATTCTCATACAGTCCAACTTCAATAAATCGTGCATCTACAGTACTAGGAAGTCCAGTCCATTCAAACGAGCTTATTGCTATTTCTGTAAATAAATCTAAGTATTGGTCAAAAGTGTAAAGCTGATAACAAACGCTGTCACTAAATGATGTACGCTCTTTAGCTCGTCTTGCTTTTCTTGCCTTACTCAATTTTATCTTCCTCCTTTTTAAACTGAATTGTCAAGCGAATAATTACCAACTTCATTGGGGTGTTTCCAAAAGGTAATTCCACGGTTAAAATAACTTTCAATTAAGGCCATATCATCACTAGGTGCTCCACCAACTATTGTACAATCAACGGTTTTTGTATAATTCCAATGCGGTCTACTTGACACATTGGGCACTTTAGTTGTGTGACAGGCATAACCAAATACATCAAAATACTTATCGATAGACTTCGCATACGCAGCAGTGATAGACTTTCTCTGAGCCTCAAAACACACTTGTCCTTTACCAAAAAGTGCATTATTAGTAGCATAATTGCCCTTTACATCGTTAGCAGAAATACTTGCCGTGTAAGCACTTGTTAATATATTTTGCACACTACCCAGTGCTGAATTACTTGACTGTCCAGTAATCATCCCTGTAGCAGTTTGAACGGCTGATGGAATAGCGTTAATTGTAATCGGTACAGCGTTTTGAGCAACCCATGCGTTAAATGCGTCCACATTCCATGAACATAAAGGGAAGCTGTCAAGTGTGATTGTTTCTGTCATATCCATTCTGCCTGTGCCTGTGGTTTTTGTGGACTTGTATCGGTCAAGTCTTAGCACTTCTTGTACTGGCATTGTCATGTTACCAACTATGTTATAATAAGGTGTAAGATTTTCTGAAAATTCATAGCGTTGAATTAATGTCTGTCCACAGTTATTTCTTACTTCGTTAAAATTATAAGGGTAGGTGTAAAGCTTCATGTTTCGAGGCCTGTAACCGTTTATTGTGTCAGTATTACTAATTGGTACACCAGTAACATTTATTGGGTTAGTATTTCCAGTAAATGTAATATTAACTCCTTCGTCTGTGACCTCAACAGGAAGTATATCCGTAGGGCACGTGTATAGTGCTAAAATATTTTCAGGGGTAGTTAAATATTGATTTAAAAAATTGGTAAGGTTGTTTCCGCCTGTTTCTGTGTTAGCAAAGGCTTTTATTTGATAGCCACTATAAACACCGTCGTATAGATACCCACCTGTTGTGGCAAGTAGTACCATGGTACAAGTACTTAAAGAGCCTAAGCCAATTACCTGAGCGTCACCGTTGTAAACATATTCGCCACACTCAACATTCTCTGGAAGGATATGCTCACCGATGTTATCGGATAGACTGTGTTCACGTTCAACAAAGCATTCTTTTCTTTCAATATCAAACCAGTACGTCTGTATAACATCAATTTGAAAACTTATCTCGGCAGTTAGATTGTTAATATACTCAATTCCTGTCACAAAGGCATAAAACCATCTAGTGCTAAAAGCTGAGTTTTGAAACATCATGTAATTACAGTCGTATAAGCTGTCTGCTGTAGCCTGTAAACGGCATTTACCTTTATTAACTCTGTTGTAAGTTACTTTATTAAAATGCTTTTTGGCTTTACTAATAAAATAATTTTCTTGTGTTTTCTTATCTGAAAAATAAATTGTGTGTTTCTGCTGAGTGGAAAGTGGTACTCCACTCAGCATGTACACTTCACTATCTGGTACTATGTACATAATTCATCATCCTTTATTTAATGCGACTGTATCACCTACAGCATTATTGCCAGTGATGATTGTAGCACCTGTGTAGGTTGTTCCATCTAAATCAGCTACAAGAGTAATTTCTGTTGCAGATTTTGTTGACGGAATTACAATAGCACCATATTTCTGCACGGCAATACCCTCTGTTGTAAGAGCTTTGGTCTGTACAAAATTAACTGAATTAGGTGCAAGTGTAGCTGTGTCATCCTTCACATTAAGTGTAAAGATAGTACCCACCTCAGATATATCTTTTCCTGTAATTTCAACAGTAATTGTTTCAGGCTTGTCAATTGTAGCATCACTGTCAACAAAAACGATTGCATTAGCAAAAGGCGAGTAAGAAATAGTTTTCCAACAATGTAACCAATAATTCCAATACAATCCGCTGCCTACACGTGTTTCGTCAAATTCAAGTAAGTTGTCATAAACTTGGAACCACTCTTCATCAAGCAAAACTCCCTTAACATTCTGCATAAGTGCAAGCTCGCCTGCTGTCACTTCTTCAAGACCTGTAGACTCTTCTCTGATGGCTTCAAATCTTTCATTGTCAAACGAACTGAAATCGTCAATAAGATGAAGTCTACCGATGAAGTCTGCTTTATTCATATTAAAAGCACTGGCAAGAACTTCAACGTCAAATTTAGCGTTGAAATCAGCATCCATAAAAATACACTGTTTATCAATAGGTGTGTTGTTCTGTACATGAGCCTCATTAAATCGCCCTGTCATGTCAATAGGGAGTAAATTTGATTTTCCTCTAAAAGCTACAGCCACACTATCCATGTTAGTAGTATCAATAGGCTGCGGATATACTTTACCATGAGAAATTGCTTTGATAAGCAGATACTTAAAAAGTAAGTATTCGTCATATTCAGCCGACTGATAAACTTGGTCAATAATTGATGTAATAAGGTTAGTAACACCGTCAGCAGATGTAAAAGCTCTTTTTAAAGCCTGTTTTTCAATAGTAATTGGGTACATTACCCTCCAATTAGTCATGTGAAAGACTGACTGAACATTAGGAAGAGTACGCTTAAACTCTCTACTAGAGCCTTTTTCGGGGTCATATTTTACTGCCTTGATAATTCCGACAAAAATATCCTCTACAGTCTCACCAAATTCGAGATAGCCCTTCTTGAGGTGCTTATAAGGATTGTTAAAGGTTGCGCTCTGCGTACGCACCAACGCTATTCTATTAACTAAAGCGTTAATAAATTCGTTGGAATGTGACGGATTTCCAAAAAGGATTTCTCCGACCTTTGGTATGTCCTGTTCCTTCTCTATTTTTGGCACATCTTTCTGATATGCATAGGATGCATTGTTTCTGATAACATTAAGAATATCAATTGACCGTGCATCAAGTTTCGTTTTAGCAATTATTCTAGCCATTAATCTTCCTCCTCTTCAAATAAATCCTCGAAAGAGTTGTACTCTTTCTCTTCCTCCTCGTGTTCTGTCGATGTGTCTAGTTCATCTTCCTTTTTTTCAAGAAAACGTGAAATATATTTGTCTCTCCACATTTTGTCGTTTTCCTCGAATTTCTGTTTCCACTCGTCACCATCGGACGAGTCGATTGAGTCGGATATGTCCTCAATAATCTCAATTGTTTCATCATCCGTCCTATCGCCGACATATTTTCTTACTTTTTCAATAAGTTCGTTTTTTGTTAATTTTGCCATTATCATTCTCCTTCCTTAAAAACGTCTGCGCATCATCATATAAATAGGTAAGTGCCTTTTTGTTAATGGTGTAGGTGTGGGCGGTAAAGGTGTACCGCTAAGATACTCGTACCAATTCTTTCCATTTTGTATTCTTTCATCAAGTGCTAAAACACCAGCGCGCTCACGTTCAAAGCAGTAAGCTTTAACTGCTTCTTCAACATTCGTTAGTTGAGAAAATTCTAAACCACTATATGGATAACTTTTAGTAGGTTTCCACTGATCGCCATATCCTTCAAGTACTTCGGCATTAATAAGCTGACATTGTAAATTGCCGTCTTTCCAGTCCTTACCTTGAGCATTTGCGTAGTCAGTGAGGTTTCTTGATGGCGTCCACTGAATTAGCCCCCACCCACTAGATACACTTACTGTCTCTTTTAGGGCAGGGTTTAAGGTACTTTCTCTCTGAACATTTCCTAGCATACCGCATATACTTTCAAGTGTGTATTTTCCAGTAAAATAAGCGTTAAACTCTACAGCGTTGTTCTCCATCTGCGCCTGTGTCAGATACTTCTTAGTACCTTCAATAACTACCCATGCCATTAAATTACCTCAGTAAGAAGCGCTTTCCATGTATTGTTGCCACAGTGACCATCCTGTACAAGATTGTGGTCTTTCTGAAAATTAATACATGCAGATACACAGCCTTTACCGTATTGGGTATCAATTGAACCTGTATAATACCCTAACTTTGACATTAGTATCTCGAATACAGTAACATCGTTATTTTTACTACCTTTTTTCAATAAAGACATAGTTGTTAATTTCTCCTTTTTAAAATCAACAATTCTTTTAACAAGCACTAAATCGTTTCGGTGAGAAATATTAGTAATTGAAACACCCTTACCCTTGTTTGTTTTTGTGTTTTTACTGTTTCCTATTGATTCAATCATTTGTGTGGCATTAATAGCAATTGCTATGTGAGTAATTCTCTTGGTTGATTTACCAAAATAAAGTAAATCAGCACTTTGAATATTTGTTACTTTTTTGCCTAATGCTGAGTAGCCTTGTGCTGTAGTTCTTGGTACTTTCATACCGCACTTATTAAGTACAGAATATACAAAACCACTACAGTCATATCCACCCTCAGACTCAGACTCTCCACCCCATACGTAGGGCTTTCCAAGATACGTTCTCGCCGTTGTTACAATATCACTACTTGTCATTGACACTCACCTCACTGTCAAGCTTATCGCAAAGTTTTTGAAGTACAACTGTATTATTGTTGAGTGCTTCTGCGAACTTGTCTGTCTCTTCCTTATGTGCATCATTAATTTTGTTGATGTAATAACACATAATTAAACACATTCCTATGGGAAAACCAAGCGTGGAAATTAATGTTGATAAGTCGTTAAGCATAATAGTGACCTCCTTTCTTGTTTCTTATTATAGCATATTATCCACAAATTATCAACATTAATTTGACAAATTGTGGATAATTTGTTATAATAAACTAAAGGAAGTGGATAAATGAAAGAAATAAAATACTATGATGGCACCAAGCTATTAAGCATGAAAGATATTAATGGGAATGTACCGGAAATTTATATATCAACATCAAATAGAAGTGCAGGAAAAACAACATATTTTAACAGGTATCTAATTAATCGCTTTTTAAAATATAATGAGAAATTTTGTCTACTGTACAGATTTCAAGACGAGTTGAAGGACTCTGCCGACAAATTCTTTAAGGATATACACAACCTTTTTTTCTCAGCTTATACAATGAAATCTGTACAAATTGGTAATAGTAAAATGTACGAGTTATTTTTATGCAGTGCATACGATGAAGAGGATCAGGGAAAATCCTGTGGTTATGCTGTAGCACTCAACTGTGCGGATAAAGTGAAAAAGTATTCGCACTATCTGAGCGATGTATCAAGAATACTTTTTGATGAATTTCAGTCTGAAACTAATCATTACTGCGCTGATGAAGTCACCAAATTTATTAGTATACACACGTCAATAGCAAGGGGAAACAACAGTCAGGTTAGATATGTTCCTGTAATAATGATTTCTAACGCTGTAACACTGTTAAACCCATATTATACAGCATTAGATATTACTGACAGACTGACATCGGATGTCAAATTTCTACGCGGTGAGGGATTTGTTCTTGAACAGGGGTATAATGAAAGTGCTTCTAAGTTACAAGAAAACTCGCTTTTTAATAGAGCGTTCACCAAGTCCAATTATGTAGCTTATGCGTCACAAAATGTTTATCTAAATGACAACCACGCTTTCATCGAAAAAATGAGGGGGCAAAGTAGATATTTATGCACACTTAAATATAAGGGTGAAGAGTACGCCGTTAAAATGTTTGAAGAAGAAAGCATAGTATATTGTGACAAGAAGGTTGACCCTGATTTTAAACAAAGAATTTCAGTCACTACAGATGACCATAATATTAATTTTGTTATGCTTAAAAATAATGGATGGTTAATTGACTATATGCGGTACTTCTTTGATAGAGGGTGTTTTAGATTTTATTCACTTGACTGTAAAGAATGTATACTTAAAGCTCTAGCATATTATTAATGGTATCTGCGTTAGTTATTTTTGTAACATTGCTGTGGAAGGCTCTTTGAAATATAAGACACAACTTTGTAGTTGGGTGTATGCCTACCCATGCATTAAGAATTAACGTTATAGATATATTAAAGAGACAGAATTCATTCTGTCTCTTTTGTTATGTTTCACGTGAAACATTTTATCTCATTTTATATGTTGTCTCCTGTAATACTATCCCTCCTCTTATTCTCACGGGTCTAAGTTTCCCGTAGACTTCCAATCCCTGTTTAAAATCTGCAAGCGTTCTCTTTGTTTTTAAAAATTCCTGTTGAATTGGTGGGTATTTCTCAAGTTCTTCATCCGTCACCCCCTCCATTGATTTAAGAAATAAATTCTTACACCTATCAGGCATACCTGCACATTTTACATTATAGTATGGCTCATTAATTGGTTCTTCATCCTCATGCGTAACATGCTCAATATATGTTTTCTGGCGAACAAAAATAGCCTCATTCCAAAAGCTCTCGAGCTTCCAACAACAAAAATTAGAAGGGTGTATTTTTATTCCTTTAATATTTTTCTTTGTAGTGCAACAATGTATGCTATCCGTGTCAGCGTATACAAAATATTTGTAGTTTTGTTGTGCGGCTCGAATAGTAAAATTTCTAGCATAACTTGTTATAGCTGATCCTATTGGAATATACATAACTTTCTTTTCGTGTTCTTCAAATGTCGTAAAACCTAGTGAGCCATCGTCCTTCTCTCTTGCCACTTTAAAAGAGGATATATCCGAACTGCTAAGTTTTCCATATAAGTTATTTAAAAAGAGTTTTGCTAGTGTTCGCCTTGCCCCTGTACTATTTTGCTTGATTTCCTTATACTTATTAATATACTCGTCAAAAATTCCTGTTATAGTTCTAAAATAGCATCCATCCAATAACTCAAAATCCACAAGATTGTAATGCTCTTGTAACAGTTCAAAATCGGTTTGAGTAAGTACCATTTCAACAATAGCTTTTTTAATATTTCCGTCAAAATCTTTGTACCATGTGCATACATTTCCTGTATCTTTATCAACTATATCAGATGTTTCAAGCATTTCAGTAGCCTTATAGAAAAAGCTGCCTTTAATCTGTATAAATGGTAATTTATTTTCTTTCAAGTAAAAACGTGTGCGAATACGAACAAAATAATAATATTGGTCTGTAAGACATTTTGGTGGAATTTTACCTTTGAAAAAAACTGGTTGACCATATGGGTAATAATTTCCACTTTCTGAATGCATCATAGATGGGTACAAGCTATTAACATCTGCCGTGATACCCTCTCTGTAAATTCTGTTTTCACATCCTTTCTTTAGATAACACCAGCCTCCCCTATATGAGTGTCTTATATACTCGTCAGCGTTTGAGTATTTATATTCAAGTGGGTTTAATTTAAACTGTGTTAGGTCAGGGAAAAATGCTTGATAGTCTTGTTTGTCAACTGTAGCTTTAAATTCAGAGAGACAACATGATCCGATAGTAAGTTTTAAGTGCCCATCTGCCTGCATGATTTCCAACGCTTCTTTAACTACAAGCACATCGTTAGCAATATAACGTTTTGCGTCATCTGTAATTGGGCAACCTGCATATCTAATCCCTTTATACTCCATATTTAATTTACGGTGCTTTGTTTGAAAACTTTTCCCAATTTGTTCAACTGAAAATGGCAAGAGCTTCAAACTATCTCTAATCTCAATCAATGCATATGGTGTCTTGATAAGTATACTGTACCACTGCCCCATGTCTGAAATTGAATATACAAAGGATTTTGGCGTTAAATCTTTTTCTTTTAAAAAGTGTACATCACTATAATTATTAGTGTTTACATAAAGTTTTTGTTCATATTTCAAATCTGTTAGTAAGAATGATAACCAAAACGAACCGTCAAACTTTAAGTTATGATAATATATACAAATATTCTGCCTTAAGTTATAAAGATAATTATAAGTCTCTCTAATAGAATGATAGATTTTAACATCCTCCGTGCCTAGCTCGACAACTGCTGACGCCCACACCTCTGTGAATGTCTGTCCCTCATATACAGTGGTTTCAAAATCACCCACCATATATTTCATTTGCTTTTTCATATTTCTTCCCACGTTTCATCACTGGCTATTGCTTTATCAATTTCTGCCTGTTCTGCATCACTTGGTAAATTGCCACTTATTAACGTATATAAATGCTGTACGGCTGTCCTTGATACAGCACTATCCGGATGATATTTAATTATAACTTCACAAGTTGATAAAAAATCCTCGCTTGCCTGTGCTATGGAATACAGAACAATGTCTGCGCCATACTCTTTAATTTGTGAGTTTAAAAGATTGTTTAACAAGTCTGCTGACTGTGATTGTTGAACACCCACGTTTGCTATCATGGCCTGTACTTTATCCCATACTAATTTTGAAGCATGAAACGTTTGTTGCCATTCTCTGTTAGTCTTAATTCGATTATAGTCCGCTTGGTCTTTTTTTCTTCTCCTAGTTTCCCATGTTTTTCTGGAAGCTTCTTCTCTTATTTCTCTTTTTCTCTGCTCAACTGTTATTGGTTGCCCTGTTACTGCACTGATGGCATAAGCCTTCTTATAAAGCTGTGCAGGTCTAATCTTTGACAGCCTTCTTATTGAACCACTCGTAATAGTTTTTGGTTTTGGTGGTATAAGGTCGGGTTCAAACACATAACCTCTTTTTTCAGCGTTTCTAATAAATCGTTTAATTCGGTTTCGCTCCTTATTATATTCCTTTAAGAGCTGTGACTTCTTAGTTGTCTTACCCATACACTTTATCCCTCCTATGTTTATAAATAAAGGGGGGTAAAACCCCCCCTTTTATTAATATATACTCTAAATAATTAAAGTACCATTAATTGGTAAAATTTTCTACCGCTGTTGGACGTATTCTCGCATACCTCTATAAGGGCATGTCCTTCATCTAATATGATATCCTCAAGCATATCTAACGTTTCATTAATAGTCTTAGAAATGCTTGTAAAAACTGATCCGTCTTTATCAACAAGCACTGATACTGTTACAGCATTTCCGTCCTTGTCAGTATCAGCATATTCGCCGACATTGACAACATCAATCTGTAATCCCTTCTCAATTTTCTGTGATGACGCCTTTGCGTTAAATAATTCTTTCTTTGATAACATGATATTAACCTCCTATTTTACTGTGCTGTGTCTGCTTTGTCTACTTTGTCTGTTTTTACTTCCTCTGCTT